ACTTGCTCGCCGGCCTGCCTGCCGCCGGCGATGATGGGCTCGGCCCCGTAGCGGGGCTTCAGCCGCTCGAGCTCGCGAAGCCGATCGAGGGCAGCCGGGTCGTCGACCAGCACGACCCCCAACTCCGGCAGGATCGCCGTGAGCCGGTCGCGTCCATCGACGATCACGTCATAGGCCGCGAGGTTGTCGCCCAGGTCGAGCCGTCGCTCGATCGGCATCCGCATCGACTCCGCGAGCGGCAGCACCTCGCGGCATCCCTTGCACCGGTGAAGCCTGCCGAGCGTGTCTGCACACGCCGCGATGGCGGCGTCGATCAGCCGGAGCCGTTCAGCATCTCGCGAAGCTCCGGTGGGCAGTGGGCCGACTGCTGCCGGAAGCGGGCCATCTGCCACCGCGCTTCGCGAACGTCGTCCGACCACTCCATCCGGATCACCGCACAGGCCGCGAGCACCTGCATCAGATTCGGGTCGGCTTGCTTCTCGAACTCGCCGCCCGTTTTCCCGAGCCGCGACTTCCGTTCGTCCGTGAACGCCATCTCGACCTCCCTTCGTCGGGCCGGCCGCTGGCTTCCTTTTCGATCCCATCGGCGCGTCCCTCGCCATGTGGTTCCATCGACCGCGGTGGTCGATGTTGGGCGAGATACTAGGGGCACCTAAGAACTGTGTCAACAGCAATTCTTAGGTGAGCCTAAAAGCCTGAAAAAATGCTACTGCCGGAGCTTCGTGACCGGGACGCCGAGAGCGTCCGCGAGTTTGCAGATCGTTTCGAACTTCGGCTTGGACTTGCCGACAATCAAGGCCCAGAGCGACGGCTCTTTGATGCCTGCCTTCTCGGCCAGGTCTCGACGGGTCCACCCACGCTTGGCGGCCAGTGCCTCGACGAGACTCCCCCATCGCGTGACAGGTACTTCACGCGGCCTCCCGCCCGGGTGTCTCTCGCTCGCCGTCGCCATGTCCAGGCCCTCCTGTGCCAATTCTTGGACCACGGCCCCCGTTCGAACGTACCGTCGAACAGGAGCCGAATACACCCGGAAGGGCTCGAACCTTCAACCTTCGGTTCCGTAGACCGATGCCCTACCAATTACGGGATGAACCGCCCGTAGGGATTGTGAGGATTGACCGCGCGAAACACGACCAACGGTGCCACGAAACAGGACGACACGAGGCGATGGAGCGCCCTAGATAGGGGTACACCATGACGCTCCGCGACTACCTGAACGAATACACCCTCACCCACGACATCCGGGCGGGCAGCATCCGCCAGTACAAGATCGTCGTGGACCTCTTCGAGCGATGGGCCGGGCGGCCCGTCCGCATGGAGGAACTCGACGAGCGGCTCGTCTCCGAGTGGCTCCAGGCGTACTCGCAGACCGTTCGGCCGCACACCGTCCGCGGAAAGAAGGGGATGCTGCTGGCAATGTGGCGAGCGGCCGCCGATGACGGGCTCGCGAGCGAGCCACGGGCGCGGAAGGTGCGGCGGGTCAGGCTGCCGCAGAATGTGGTCACCGCCTGGACGAAGGCGGAGGTCGAGCGGCTGCTCGAGGCGGCTGCCACGCTCCCGCGGTGGCACCGCTGCGGCCTGCGGCGGGCGGCGTGGTGGGATCTCGCCATCCGGGTGGCGTGGGATTCCGGTGTCCGCTGGGGCGACCTCGTGACGTTGCGGGTGGCGTCCATCGGACCGGACGGGTCATGCACGATCAGTCAGAGCAAGACCGGGCGGGTGTCGTCCTTCCGGTTGTCTGGCACCACGATGGAGGCGTTGAGGAGCACGCTGGAGGTCTGCCCGCGGTCGCTCGTCTGCCCGTGGCCGGCGAGCGGCGAGACGTTCCGCGATCAGGTCGAGCGGCTTGTCCACCGGGCCGGCATCCGGCCCGGGACGTGGAAGTGGATCCGCCGGGGCAGCGGCACCGACGTCGAGCTCCAGGCCCGCGGGGCCGGGCACCGGCACTTGGGCAACACGCCGGCGATCTTCCGGCAGTCCTACGAAGACCAGTCCCAGACGGGGTCGGGGCTGCCGGGGCCGCGTGAGCTGGGGCCTCGGCCGCCTGGCAAGGGGCGGCGAGAGGCTGGTTGACAGCGTAGGTACTATCCCACCACCGAATCGGAGGGTTCCATGCCAGACTTCAGTTTTCTCGATGACGAAGATGACAAATGGGCGATCCGGATCAACACCGGACAGGCGCGAAGGCGACCCGTGCCGCAGCCGAAAAAGAAATCCGATCCGTCGGCCGCTGCGGGCTGTCTCGCGTTCCTGTTGTTTGTCGGTGGATGCGTCTACCTGGTCCAGAATGGACCTGTCGCCCCATCGAAAGTAGACGCCAGCGGCGACAACCGGAGCCTCGCGATCGTCAATGCTCAGTCGCATATCAAGTCGCTGCTCAAGGCACCGCGGTCTGCAAAATGGCCAGGCATGTTCGAGGTGGCTGACCTTCGGAACCACGCGACCAAAATGCGGGACGGCACGTATGTCGTGCGGTCGTTCGTGGATGCTCAAAACTCTTTCGGTGCGATGATCCGAACGTGGTACGTCGTTCGATTGCGGCTGCGGGATGACGGCACAGCGGAGGTGCTCGATGCCCAGCTGCTGGACGACGGTTGACCGCGGCCACCAATCGGCAATACTTGCGGCCATGAAGATCGACCCGAGCGAATACGTGCGAATCGGCACCGCGGCCAAGTTGGCCGGGAAGACCCGCGCGTACCTCAATCGCCTGATCGCAGCCCGCCGCCTCCCGGCGGTGGAGATCGACGGCCAAAACTTCATCCGCCGGGCGGACGCTGTCCGGTTCAAGCCAGCCCCTCCGGGCGGCGAAAAGTAGCACCTTTCCGCGGGGAAAACAGGCCCCGCGGATTTTTTTGGCTCATGCCCTTGCATGGCTGTATCCGATTGGATACAGTGTGGGCATGACGCGGGCGAGTGACCCGCGGCAGACAACCGGGAGATGAAACGATGAAGACCTTCAAGTTCAGCAAGGCCGAGATCAAGAAGCTCCGCGACGAGCTCGCCGTGTTGCTTGCCATGCGTGGCGATGACCGTTACTGCCAGCCCGAGGTAATCGGGCAGATCAAGGCGATCGAGCACACGCTGAGCGTCGTGGATCGCAACTGACGGGCACCACACGCCCGCCGGCACAGGGCCGGCGGGCAACACCACCACGAACACCGGAACCCACCCCATGACCGCCGCCGAAACCATGACCGCCCGAATCGAAGCCCTGACCGACGACCAGATCCGCGACGTTATGTGCGGCCTGATGGCCGACTTCCGCCCGGAGTCCGACATCGTGTTTGACGCCTGCATGAAGGTCGCCGAGGCCCGCATGTCCTCCGCCCTGTTCCTCGCCCTTTGCGGCGAACTGGAGGCCGCAGCATGACCGCCGCCTCCATCGCCGCCGCCGTCCACGGCCTCGCCTCCGGCGAGTGCCGCTGGATCGGCCGCGAGGACATCCACGTGTATTGCCACTCCCCGATGGTGGAGCGGCTCATGCCGACGGGCCGCATGGGCTGGCAGCCCGGGCCGGCCTCGTATTGCGTTGTCTGCCCCGACGCTGGCCTGGAGTACATCGAAGACTATGACCAGTGGGTGACCGCACGCGAGGCCGTGCGGCTGATCGAGTCAGCCCTTGTGATGGAGGCCGCAGCATGAATCCCGAAATCGAATCCCTCGCGTCCATCGGCTGCCGGTTCGTGAGGTTGGCCCGCCGCGAGAAGCGGCCCGTCGGGGCCGCATGGCAGACCAGGAGCACGGGCAGCCCGGAGGACGTCGCCGACTGGCTGCGGGCCGGGGCGAACGTCGGCCTCCTGCTCGGGCCGGCCTCCGGCGTGGTGGATGTCGAGTTTGACGAGTGGCCCGGGATCGAGGAGCTCGCCGCTTACGGCCTCACCGACATCCCGACGCCTCGGTGGAAGTCGAGCCGTGGCGAACACCGGCTTTACCGCTGGGAGCCGTGGATGCCGCAGACCGCGGTCGTGAAGCTCGGGATGCTGGAGATCCGCCTCGGAGGCCGGGCCGCCCAGAGCGTGCTGCCGCCGTCCAGGCACCCGGATGGGACCGTCTACGAATGGATCGTGAGCCCGCAGGAGGTTGCCGTGGCGGCGTTTCCTGCTCAACTTTTGGCGAAGGAGGCCGTGGCGTGAGCGAGCAAAGGTGGATCCCTGTGACGGATCGGCTGCCGGAAGAGAACGGGGAGTTCTATCTGGTCTGCGACATGAAAACCGCTGGCTATCTTCCAGATCGCGGGATGTATGAAGATGGCGAATGGACTGTCCAGAACGATCCATTGTTTGTTGTCACCCACTGGATGCCGCTGCCCGAACCGCCGGAGGCGAACACATGATCCGCCCCAACTGGTCCTCCCTCGTCCACTCCCTCGTCCTGATCCGGCTCGGCCAGGAGCTCGGCACCGACTCGCGGCTGGCCCGTGCGATCCACGACGTGATCGAGCTGGTCGTGGCTTTCTCGCGGTGAGCGGTGCCGCTGCCGGGAATCCCCCCACCCGGCAGCGGCCGCAGCGGCGCGGATGGGGGCTCCCGCCGGCGACCCGGCCGCGTGTTGCAGCGGCTCGGGGTTTCAGCCACAGGGCCGCCCCACCCGTCGCCATGCCGTTGTCGGGCTGCGGTACGTGTCGGCCCATCCCGCCGGACGGCACCATAGACGACGGTGGGATCGTCGCCGGCCGGCAGGAAGTCGTCTCTGTCAGTCTACCCGGCTCGCCATCTGCTCCAGCTGCACCCGCCAGGACGGCGTGCTCCACCACAGGCCGAGGAGCACCTGGCAGATGGCCGAAGTCGTGCCGGCGAGGAGCATCTGCCACAGCGGCCCGACGCCGTGGGCCGCCTCCCACCGCTCGCGGACTTGTGCCCGCACGAGCGTGAGCACGTGGTCGATCGCCTTGTGGTTCTCGCCGCCGAGCCGCTCGATGTCCTCGAGGTGGCGGCTTGGCCAATGTCTGACCACCAGCCGCGTCAGTTCGTCCACCCGCCAGGACTGGGCGTAGTGGACCCGGGAGCCGAGCGTGGCCCGGACGTGGGCCTGGAGCGATGCGAGGGCGTCGTCGGTCACCGTGTCTTCCCAGCGAGGGCGGCGTGGATCTCACGCTGGCCGGCGGCCAGCTCGGCGAGCGTCTCGGCCTGCCGCTCCTGAGTGCGGCCGAGGCCGTCGAGGGTGGCCGTGGTCTGCCGCAAGAACGTCGAGTGGGCCTCGACGACCGGAATCACGACCGTCCTGTGCATGGCGTGAGCCGCCTCGCGGATCAGCCACATGATCGCCACCAGAAAAATGAACGGCACGCCAAACTCGCGGGCCGTCCGCAGAGCGATTTCGATTGTCTCGGTACTCACCTGTGCTCCTCCCACCACTTCTTCACCAATGCCTGGACGATGGCCCCGATGGCCCACATGATCAGCATGGTCATGAACGCGAACCCGGCCCGCTGGGCGTACTCGTCGCGGACCTGACGCTCCACGTCCGACCGGATGTATCGCGTGGTGTTGCTGCCTCGGGCCGCCACCATCACGCGGTCGGGCGGCATCTTGCTGCGGGCCGTCGCGGTGATCTCGTCGCACCGCTCGCGGCCGAGCATCGCCCGGCGGATCGGATGGCGGGCCAGCTCGGCCCAGACGTAGTCGGCGTCGGTCATCGGTCGCACCTCCCGTCCTTGCAGACGGCGGCCGCCACCGGCTGGCCCAGAATCCGCCGGATCTCGGCAACGTGGCTCCCGGCAGTCAGCCCGCCGGTCGAGCCCCACAGCACCGCGACCACCTCGCCGCGGGCGTTGAAGATCGGACCGCCGGAGTCGCCCTGCCGGGCCGCGGCCCGGACCTCGATCATGTGCATGGGATGCCGGCCAGTCGGGCCGACGAACTGGGTCACCTCGCCCGAGGCCTCCCGGTAGACGAACGGCACCGGCCCGTAGCCGGCGAGCGTCAGCCGGTCGCCGACGGCCGGGGGCCGGGCCGCGATCGGCACCGGGGCGGCGGAGGGGGCCGCGGCCGAGAGGACCGCCAGATCCCAGGCCGAATCCCACGCCACCACGCGGGCCGGGCCGCTCGTGCCGTCGGGCCACCGGAGCGTGATCGCGTTCCGGCCGTCGCGGACCACGTGCCAGGCGGTGAGCACGCGAGCCCGGCCGTCGCGGGCCTCGACGAGCACGCCGGTCCCGCAGTCCTTCGACGGGCCGGCACCGCACTCGATCCGGCAGACGGCGGGCCGGGGGCCGGGGGCGGCGGCCACCGCTGGAGCCGGGGGCGGCGGGTCGGGCAGCTGGCCGGCACCTTCGCACACCGGGCACGCGAACCGCACCGGGCCGGGGCCGACGACGCGGTCGCCGTGGCAGTTGCCGCAGGGGGCGGCCGCGGCGGTCGCGACCAGGAGGAGCGTGAGGAGGATGGATCGCATGGTCACCCGGCGGGCCGGCTCCAGTCATCGGGGAGGGTCACGCTCGCCACGGCGAACGACCCCCGCCAGGCGGAGCGGGCGGTCCGCTCGGAGTCGTAGCGGACGATGTCGTAGCTGTCGGGGTAGGCCATGAACCGCTGGTCGGGCATCCACCGCGCCCACGGCACCGCGTGCCCGTTGCGGCCCACGCTCACGACGTAGCCGTGGAGCACGAGGCACACGGCCTGCTCGTAGCTCTCCGGGAAGATCACCTCCAAGGGCCGGAACCACTTGGCCGTCTCCTCCCACCCGGCCGGGAACCGCGAGACCGGCGTCCACGGGCCGCGGGCCTGGTTGAACCCGCCCCGGCCGGCCGTGCCGTGGAGGGCGTGGCGGAACTGGTAGTCGTAGGGCTGCACCGTCTCCGGGAGCATCCCGCGACGGCAGGCGATCTCCAGCACCGCCCGGACGTTTGCCCCACCCCACTGCCGCGGGTTGGCCTCCGCGTAGACGGACAGCGGCGACAGCCAGACGGCCCCGAACTCGCGCGACTCGGGGTATCGGTAGTCCTTCCGCGGCCCGCCGTAGTTCACGCCCCGCGCACGGTTGCGGGCGGCCTCGACGTTGGCCCGCAGACTGTGACAGGTGCATTCGTGGGTCGGATTCTGGTTCGTGAAGCGGTCGATGTAGTTCAGCCCCCACGCCCCGGCCGCGTCGTTCTTCCGGGCCTTCGCCACCCAGTCGCGCGGCTCGATCCACAGGGCCTCCGGGAACTCCCGCGAGGCGTCGCCGCAGGCATCGCGCAGGGCGTCGGGCGTGTCCTCGATCGCGAGGCTCGCCGGGTAGCCGTCGTGCTCGGCCGGGAAGACGTCGATCAGCTTCGGGTCGATCACGGCACGGCCTCCATCACCGCGGCCTCACTCCCCGGCCGCGGCGTCACCCGGATCACCGTCCGGCCCGCGAGAGCGACGACCGCCGGCAGCCCCGCTTTGCGGGCCGCATCCAGGGCGGCCTGGTACTGGTCGGGAACGTCGCCGGTACCGTCGGTCGTGTCGGCCTCGAGGAGCGTGGCGACCACCTTCCGCTCGCGGTTCAGTTTGTTGATCGCCACGGTCACGAACGTCGGCACGGCCCCATCGTCCTTTTCGTAGACGTAGACGGCCGCCGTCGCGGACCCGCTCGTGTCCACGCGGCACCCCTCGACGCGCGGCAGCGTCAGCAGGAGCACGCCAGCGGCGATGAAGGCAAGCGGCCTCACGCCTTGGCCTCCGGCTTCAGCAGCTCGTGGGTGAGCTGCTCGCACACGGCCACGGCATCTGTCTGCCCCTTGTCCCGGAGCCGGGCCGCGAGGTCGATCACCAGGCGGAGGTCATCCACCGGCGTCCTGGTCCGCCGGCCAAGCCGGCCGCGGATCTGCTGCACACCCACGACCACGCCGTAGCCGACGAGGCCGACGGCGATCACGATCTGGGCCAGGGTCATGTAGTTCACTTCGTCTCCTCCATCTCCGCGGCTTTGTCTGCGATCCATCCCGCGAGGGCCGCACCCTCGGGCGTCTTCAGCACGGCCGCCAGGTGGCGGGCCAGTTCGTCGTCGAGGCGGTTGCCGGTCCGCGAGGCGAGCCACTCCAGGGCGTCGGCGATCACCTCGGCCCGCTGCCGGGCGTCGGTGGCGGCCGACAGCCGCCGGCCGTAGCCGAGCAGCGGCGCCCACTCCATGGCGAGCCGGATGTTGTCGAGCATCAGGCCCTCACGAGCGAGAGGACCTGTTCCACAGCACCGGCCGCGAGGGCCACGACGAGGGACCGAACCGCGGGCCTTGCGAACATCCACACCGGCCAGAGGACCGTGGGAACGGCCTTGTCGGCGACGGCGTCGAAGAGGTCGGCCACAGCGACCAGCACGGCGGCCTTCTTCGCCTCGCCGCTCATGTCCTTGACGTCCTCGTAGCTCTGGACCAACAGCCGCACGAGGGCCATGGACAGCTCGCTGAACTCCTGCCACGTGAGCCCGTCGGCGGCTGCGGATTGGGCGGCGTGAATGAAGGCAGCCGCCCGGGCGATCGGCCCGGAGGAGGGGACATACGAGGCGACGGCGACAGGGGCATCGGCAATGCTCATTGGATCAGTCCCTTTTCGTGCAGTTCCTTGGCCATGGCGGGCGTGCAAAACGGCACGAGCGCCTTCGATGGATCACCGCCAACCCCTGCCAGCGTGAGCGCGAGGTAGTAGTAGAAGTCCTTGTCCGTTCCGCCCTTCTTGCTCGTGATCGTCCCGATGCCGGCCCGTCGGAGCGGCTCGTAGTGAACGTGCTGGCTCGTCTCCCCGGCCGGGGCCATCGCCTCCCGGCCGTTGGCCGTGCGGCGGAACATCGACTCCTCGATTCTTCCGCTCACAGCCACGCTCCTCGGTTCCGTTTCATTGTACGCCTGTCCAGGTATGGCCCGGGGTGTGCCGCCCCCTGGGCATTGGTGGGTGGTGGATCACTCGCTCGCGAGAATCGCGGCGACGTTCGCGCGGGTTTGCTCGGGCGTGCCGGTGTTGTCGATGACGCGGTCGATCAGGCCCGTGGAAAGGCCAGCCTCGCTCACGTGCGGGGCGGCTTCCGTGGCCGGCCGGCGGTCCACCAGCCAGACCTCGCCGCCCATCTCTATGCGGACCATGTCGGCCTCGTTGTCGAAGCGGACGTTCTCGATCACGATGGTTGTCGCTCCGGCGGCGGTCAGCTCCTCGATCCGCCGCCTGGCGATCCGCAGCCAGAGGTCTTCGGCCACCAGCATCCGCCCCCAGTCAGTGCCGAGGGTCTGGAGCAGCTGCCGCGGCGACTTGCCAAGCCACTCGATCGGCCGCTCCTTCGTGGCCCGCTGCCGCAGGACGGTCTCGGGGATGCCGAGGATCGACGCGAGGGCGGCGTAGATCGGGTCGGCCAGACCGATCACCACGGCATCGGGCACCATGCTGGCCACGAATGTCTTGCCGCACCCGGCCGGGCCGGTCAGGCCGATGATCCGCGGCCGCTGCGGTGGCGTGATCAACTCCGTCTGGATCGGCTCGGCATCGCCCCGCATCCGGGCCAGCATGTCCTCACGCCGTGCCTTTACCCCGGCCCATGCCGCCTCGAGCTGGTCCGGCGTCAGCGTCCCGCCGATCCGCTCCACATTGAACTCCGCCGCCGGCGTCGGCCGGGCCGGGCGGAAGGTGAGCGTCTTCGTCGCCTCCAGGAACTCCGGCGGCAGTTCACGCCGCAGTTCCTCCAGGTCGGCCGGGGCCGCCACGCCGAGCGGCACGACCGTGCCTTCGGCCTCACGCGCCGCCCGCACCATGCGGGCGAACGGGTGCCCCTCGCACCCGGGGCAATCCGCCGTCTGGTAGCCGACCAGTTTCGGGTCGTCGGCCGGCGTGGCCGCCATGCGTGCCGCCACCGCCTCGCGGATGCCCGCGTTGATCTCGTCCATGCTCGCCATGATTTCCTCTCGCTCCTTCAACAGCCGTATCACGTCCGCCGCCAGTGCTCCGCTCGTGCCCGTCCACTGCCCCATGAATCGCCGCGCCCGTTTCTCGCACGCCGCCAGGTAGTCGTCGGGCAGCCTCATACCTCCATCCTCGGCCCGGCGACGTGCATGGCCGTGAGCCCGCCGCCCGCGTCGTAGACGAACAGCTCCATCGCCTGCCGGTTGCCGATGAAGCCCTCGACCGCGTGGAAGTCGTCGGGCGGGCACAGGGCAGGGGCTACCCGCACGAGCACGCCGTCGTAGGTCTCGATCGGCCGCGACCACTCCGCCGCTTGGTGGTGGAGATGGCCGGTGTGGATCTCGCGGTACGGGCACTTCGCCCAATATCGAGCCGCCTCGATCGCCATGAGCTGCGGCAGCTTCCGCTTGGCCTTGTGGCCGTGGGCGAAGCCCAACAGATTCTTCCCGTGGTCGAGATACTTCCGCGGCGTGTACTCCTGCTCCACTCGCACGCGGCGGTCGTTGCGGAACCGCTCGACGAGGATCCGCTGAAAGCCGTAGGTGAGCGTCTCGTCGTGGTTGCCATTCACGACCAGCGTGTCCACCGGGGCCACGCCTCCCGCGGCGTCGATCATCGCCAGGAGCGAATCGGTTCCGACGCCGAGCATCTTCTGGAGCCGACCGTCACGCTCCAGCGGCGTGCCCTTCGTCGTTGTGCCGGCCGGCGAGTCGTAGTGGTAGACGTCGCCGAGCGTGGCCACCGTCAGCCGCCCAGGACGGTAGCGGGTTGCGGTGTCGAGCAGTTCCGCCGACGCCTCCCGCACGAGCCGGGCCGCGATGTCGAGGTCGTAGTCGGCACCGGCCGTCCGCCTCCAGCTGTACTTGCCAAAGTGTGGGTCGGCGAGCACGAGCACGGCCCACTGGTCGGTCGGCTTCGTGTACCTGGGCCGCGGCTTGATTGGCTTGCGGATGTCGGCTTTCGCCGCCTCGATCATCGCCTCGACACACTCCCGCGTGGTCGGCCCGCCTCGCGGCTTGAGCCGCACGTGGACGCGGTGCAGCTCGGTCACGACCGGCTGCCCGGTCTCCCGGTCTGCGGTCAGACCTTCCCACTTCGTCGCCTCGCTCTGGGCGACCTCGAAGCGTTCCATGTCGGCCTCGATGTGCCGGAGAAGGTCGTCGACCGTGCGGATGCGGGCCGAGACACTGCGGGCCTCGAGCCCGTCGGCGGTCTCGCGCTTCGTGACCTCCTCGATGGTGAGGCCCTTGTCGCCGGCAGCCTTCGCGGCCACCTCGGCGACGATCTTCGTCACAGGCTGTCGAGCCATTGGATCACCATGTTGTGTTTGACGTGCGTGATCCCAAGCTGATTGAGCGTTACGGCAATGGCCCTGGCGGCCGGAAGTTTGCAGGGGCCGAACTTGCCAGCCTTGTAGGCCTTGGCGATCTCATTCAGCGTGCCGACGTGCTCGGGGGCAACCTTCTCGTGCCACCTCATGTTGCGGCGCGGCTGGATCCGCCCGGCGATTTCCGCGACGATGTCAGGGTGCATTGCCATGGCAGTTCTCCGTGGATGTCGTGAGCGTGCCATGGATCGGGTATGCGTCAACCGAGTTACTCCTTGCCCCACTTGCCAACCGGGCAGGACTCGTTGGCCCACGAGAGCTTCGACCCGAACCGCGACTCCCGCACGACCGGGCACCCGCACCGCGTGCAGGCTTTGCCGTCGTAGAACTCGCAACCCTGGCAGATCGAGAATCGTCGCTCGATCTCGGCGTCACTCGCGCGGGGAGCCCCGGCGGCGATGTGCTTGGCTGCGGAGGTGGCGAAGTTCACCGCCTTCACGAGCAAGGACGGCCCAGGCTCCGGCTCGCGAGTGTGTGGCGTGGCGTCAACGTCTACGGAAGACACGACCTTTGCATCGCCGCGATCGACTGCGGCAAGCACCTCGCGATGCGTACCGCTCGCAATCGTCGGGTCGGCAACAATGACGATGCTTTTCATGGGCACACCAGCGTGGGGTTGGCATTCAAAAACCCAGGGTTGTCGCCCGAGCAGGCAGTCAGCGGATCGCAGAGCGGTTGGCCGAACGGCCCAGTAGGCACTGTGCAGACAGTTCCGCCGTAAGTCGCAGCCAGGGCTTCTTCGGTCACATCACGCAGCGAGCCCGTTCGGCAGTCAATCAGAAACAGCCGGTATCGCACCCAGGAGCGAATGCTGTACTGCGGCTGGCCTGTTACCGGATGCAACGCACAAAACGTGCCTGTTGCGTTCGACTGCGAAACAGAATCCTCTACCCACAGCAGAGTGCATCCGGCGTTGTTCGCCAGCCACCCTTCGTCGTATGTCTCGTATCCCCAGAAGGCTCTATTTGGTTGCGACACAATGTAGGACTGCTTGAGATAACCACCGCTACTATCCACCACGTTCAGCGTCGGCACACACTCCGGTAGGCATGACTCGCAACACGGAGCGTCGGGGTCAACGTCCTCGCAGTCCACTTGCTGCCATGTACCGCACGCCCCCTCGGCCGAAATCAGCGTGCATAGCGAAAACTCTGGATCAGGGCCGTGAGACGGGCAATCCTCGCACGACGTTACTTCTGTCGTTCGACTGCAAAGAGCGCGATACCCGCTGCCGCCGTTTTCGACCGTGAGTGATGTGATCTCGCCGAACGTCGGGCTCGACGTGTTGGTGTCGATGTTAGGCGTGATGACGGCACCGGAACCGAAAAGGCCGTCGTCGATGGTTATCGTAGGGCTGGCAACGTCCGGCGTAGCGGACGGGTCTTCTCGATAATACTGACCGCCATTCTCAACGTAGACGTTTACTATCGCGCCTGTTTCGTCAACTTCCGGGTAGGCGAATCCGCCGAAGTCAACAGAGTCGCCGGCCGCTGTGTCAAAACTAATGTATGCAGCGTAGTCTTGACCGTAACCGCTGCCGCCGTCAATTACATTGACAGCGACCACGCTCCACACCTTGCGGCCGCAGCCATCGGTAGACTGCTCCAGCGTCACGCCAAGCACTGCCCCAGACCCCTCCGAAATGTGCAAGGCCGCAGTGATCGTCGGCGCAACACGCCCGAGCCTTGCGAGTTGCCCATACTGGGATGTGATCGTCGCGGAGAGTATTTCGCCGCATCCGATTACGGCCGCGGCTTCGCCGTAGTAAGAACCCCAGCCCCAGCATCCATAGCCTTCGTGAGTGATAATGATGGGCGCGACATACCCAGGCGTATCGCCAAAGCCACCTGGGCATGTGCCGTCGCACTGCGTTTGCACGACTTCATAACACTCGTAGGTGCGGTCGCAATCCTCGCAGGCAGCCTTCGTCGTGTATTGGCACTTGCACACGCCGTCGATGATGCAACACGAGCAGCCGCAGCAGCATGCCTGTGCCGCGCCTACCTTTCCGTCGCGGACAACAGGCTTGCCGTCCTTGAGGGTGATGAGCGTCATGGGCCTGTCCCTGGGCTTGTCTCCTGGCAGTCATCCGTGTCGAACCACTTGAGACAGCCGTTCTCGTCGTGGCCGAGCAGCTGCACCGCCGAGCCGTTCCATCCGGGCCACTTCGTGATGTCTTGGCCGCCGATGGTCTGGCGGCAGGTTTCGGAATCGTCTGGGGCGCCGGCTTCGACGAGATACCACTTACCATCTGCGGCCAGCGCGATCGCTACCCACGAATTGGCCTTCACATCTCGCGACAGGTTGCGGACTCCCTCAACCGTTGGTGGCGAGAAAACCCCGGACACCTCACCATGGAGAGTCGGCTGGCACGGCGCCCCGGAAATGGCATCGCGCTCCCAGAGCGTGACCGTGGCACAGGTGCCGAAGGCCCAGTCGGCACCGACCTTCCCGATCCGGATCGGATCGCCGCCATCGTCGATCCGCACGAGCCCCCACACCGTCCCGCTTCCGCTCGGCCGCCACAGCACACGGGCCGGGCCGTTTGCAGCGAGCTCGAGCGTGTCGCGGGATGCGTGCGGCCGTGCCCGAT